TTTTTTGTCTCTGTGCCTACTTCCCGTGCCCTCCCCGTAGATTCCTTTGCTGTCTACTTCTTCCTTGGTTTGATTTACAAAATCTACAAACCAATGTTTGAGTTGCAACAACACCAAAAGATCAACTGCTAATGTGATCATTTTAGTTCTCTATGAGCCAGTCCTTGAATTGCTTCAACAACCAATTGATTAAATGTAATATCACGTTCGTGTGCAATAATCATATACCGCAATAGTTCTTCGTCGCTGAAGTTCAACGGAATACTAACACGGGTGTCGTAATCCTGACCCTGTACAATAGCTGTGGCCTTTTCTAGGAAATCTTCTTCTACTTCGAGATCAATAAACCCAACTGGTGTACCATCATCTCGTTCCCATGCCATGTCAATGACATCTCGATCTTTACTTTCGGCATCAAACGCTTCTTTGAACGCAGGATTGACCATACGGTAAGCACGTTCACGTAGGTAGTCAAATGCTTCAACTTGATAAACCGTTTGTGTGTCGGTGTCGAATACAACGCTTAGGGTATGTCCCTTTTGATCGCCGTTCCAAGAATCAAGTTGATAAGCGTGTTCGCCAAAGCATTGCCATCCGTAATCACTGCCCTCGGTGATACGGTAATTAGCTGTTTCAAAAAATTGTTTAAGAGTAATCATTTTTAAGTGCCTTCATGGTATCTTGGTGTTGTTGATCAATATAAAACTGTGCTACCCGAAGCATGGCTTTAGCATGTTCCATACTTACAGGAAGTACAACTTTATCTCCGCGTTCGAGTTCTTCTAATAGAAGAAGTCGCTCGTAGTCAGTATAGGGAATCATCGGTACTCCGCAGTTAAGAAATCAACATAACCTTGTACGTTTTCGCTGATGCGTTTCAAATCGTACTTGCCGCAAAACTTCATAAACTTAGTACCGATTTGCGGAATATTTTTGGTCACGCTGTTGGTACTAATAGTTTCTGTAATAATTGCTTTGATGTGGTCTGGTTGGGCTGTTAGGTCCACAAGAATACGATTACGTTCATAATCATCAAGAACTTTATGCTCTTCACCATTGTGGTCAGTCCAACGCTGAAGCATCAGGTTATTCCAGTTAAAGCCTTTTGCAGTGCGATCAGCGAAAGCCTCTTCGAGCCCGACTTTGTTTTTCGTACCTTTTTTACGGACCCCGGGGTAAGCGGAGAAGATGTTGTCGCTAGCATCGCCGCGCATGCACTTTTCGAATAAGATCCACTGCGGGTCCGGAATTTTTTTGGGTTCTTTAGTTTTCGAATCTTTGACTGGGGCGCCCTTTTTATCGAAAATACCTTGGAGGGTGTGGAGCTCATCTGCAATCCCGTTATATTGTGTTACGTTGTTGGCAAGTAATTGGTGGAAGTCGCTGTCGCTTGATACAATTACGTGTTCATCTGCAGGGTGTGCTTGAATCCATCCTGCCACCAAGTCATCCGCTTCCAAGTTTTCGTGCCGGAGAACAGTACAATTGGACCTTTCGTAGAAGAACGTTTTGAGTTCATCAAAAGTTTCCCAAAATAGTCGATCTTCTTCGGCTTCCTTTTCGGTAAGGGCTGCTCTTGCAACTGCACGATTTTTCTTGTACGGCTCATAATAGTCCTTGCGCCAGCTTCGACCTTCTAAACAGATAACCACGTGATCGGCTCGTTGTTCCCTGTAACATTTAGCAATACTAGCCAATGTTACATGGATAGCAAAACCCAGGCGGTCCCAAGTATCTGCTTGACGATGTGCCGCATGACGGGCACGGAAGAATGTGTTAGCTGTGTCTACAATAAGGTACTTCATATGGTAATAATAGCATATTATCCATTCAGGGTCAAGTACAGTTTAACCGAAATCAGCTTACCTCACTGCGCCCATTTCCTAAATCTTTACGCTCTACTACACGGGGACGCATTTCTTCGGGTTGATTAGCTTCCCATTGTTCGAATTCTTCCATTAGTACATTTCGGCAAATGGTTTTGAACCAGTTATCCACAATGTCCGCATCCGTTTTTCCTTGATACCCGGCACGCACCAATTTGGACAAAAAGATGTCATTCCAGTCTAGTTCGAACGCTCCGTTACCAATATTTTCTGGATCGAGCTCTACGCTGACAATGTTTACATAAGGTTCGCCTTTGGCAGTAGCGATGTCCTTGGGGCTCTTGCCTTTTACTTTGAGTTTTGGTTCAGGAACAGGTTCTTTCTTAACTCGTGGCTTACGAGGCTTCTTGGGGGTTAGCTCCGGAACTACGTCGGCAACAGGCTCAGGAAGTGGGCCTTTTGGTTTGAATCTATCAAATAATCCCATTATTGCAATCCTTTTAACATCATTAATACGGCTTCGTGCCTATGGTACCATCTATCTTCGATTACCGGTTCACCTGGTCCAGTAATAACCCTACGACCACGAACAGCTACACCCCAAACCAAACGTCCTGTGTTATAACAACGTCGTGGTAGAACGCTGGTACAATATTGAAACGTGGCACGATCGTTGAAGTAATCGTAAGACCGAGGAGTATCGTCCATCATTCTGTTACTCCGATAAATCTACGTAGGTCTTCCATAGCATCTCTGCGTCCGCTTTCATATGCTTCATTTAGTATCATACACAACTGCCAAGGTTTGAGGTTTTTGAATTCTTCTTTGTCTAGTAACCTAGTGCGGAATCCTTCGTCGTTGTAGTGTTGAACCAAAATATCTGTAGGTTCAAACCCACCTGACTCATTGCCTTCTGGTTTCTTCCAGACGTAGGTCTTTTTGGCCATTAGGTTCCCCACTCGTTCTTAAACAGTGGGACTTGTAGTCGATCGCTGTAACGCCAGCCACGCTTCATTGCTTCTAGTGCTACGGTTCGATTGTTGAGTGTATAAACACTTTCAACACCGCCAACTGGCATTAGGTAAACATGTCCTTTGAACCCTGCGGCACGGTAAGCACCTACAGCACATTCTGCGTCGGCTACATCCTGTTCATTGGCCACAACAAACTTAAGGTACGTTGTTCCCACGCTTTCGTAACTAGTGACAATTTCGGGACAAATAGCATCTTCCCACTTCTCACCGCTACACGGTAACTTGGCACTAACGCTAAACGTGATTTCACGATGGTACCAGCGGCTCCACTCTTTTAGATATTTCCTAAACTCTTCGGTAAGCTCTTGGGTGCCATTGGTTTCGAATGTAATCTCTTTGAGCCCAAACATCTTAAGATTATCTAGCAGGTCCGGGTATGAACGTTGCCACCCTAGCAATGGCTCACCACCGGTGATCACCAGGTGTTCGTCTTTCCATGTCTTGTGAGGAAGCGTAGCCACAATAGCATCGGCAATCGAATCACTAGAAAGAACGGGAGATAAATGCTTAAAGCGAGGATCCCAACTAGCGTAACTATCACAACCTGTACTAACAAGAGGTAACGATTTGTAGTCGGTGTAAAGAGCGGGGTCAATATTTTCGGCCTCATTACTTAGTTCTCCTCTAGGCATGCCGAATCCGGCACATTTGAAATTGCATCCAAATACACGCAAAAACACACTAGGTACACCCATGTACCGGCCTTCGCCTTGTATACTGTAAAATAATTCTGCGATTTTAATCTTGCTCATGTGTAAGTTCTTCTGTAAAAATGTTGGACCACTGTCTTAGTTTTTCTAACTTGGCGTCTTTGGCAATCATTACTGCTTCAAAGTCCACAATGCCAAAGTCATGACATAGTGTAACCATTGCCAACAAATCACCTAGCTCTTCGGCAAGGTGTTCTCTATTGGTCTTGGGTTTGTTGGGTTTGCATTGGTCCATGCTAAATCTAAAACATTTAGAGATAGCTTGTGTTACCTCTGCACATTCCTCTTGGGTAATCAGCAGTATTTCTCTTTCTTTATCATTCATTATTTGCGCCTAGTAATTTCAGTATTTCTTGTGTCAAGCGATGTTGATGGCCGTTGTCAGTATACGCATAGTTATAGTTGATTTGAATAAAATCAAATTCATCCATACCTTGATGTTGCATTTTGATGTGTACGGTACCAAACATATCTTTGTCTGCCCATATCTTAGTAGGTAAAATCTCTACAAGTTCTACAGTTTTGATTGTCATATTCACCAATGTCGAATAACACCTGCTATGATAAAACAGTTTGTTAGAATGTATGATAACACTATTACAGTGCGAATGCAAGCAATACGGTCAGCTTCTTTGTCCGTATTGCCTGCTTTTTCGCCTAGGGCTTTTGCCCATAATCTCCAGGCTTTAGTTGCTGCTCTTAACAATGTTGCTATCGTCCGAATTGGCAATTTTCTTCTGCACAAAGTTTAGCAGTACACCATAAGCAGGAAGAATGACAACCAAACTTACGATTAGTTTGCTAACGCTGTTGTTGGTAGCAACGGTGAACCAATTAGCAGCCATAAACTCGTTCGCGCCTTTATAGAAAGCTGTGAAGAAGAATGTGTAGGTATCAATAAAGGTAGACACAACACTACTTAGAGTAGGTGCAATCCACCATGATTGATATTTCTCACGGAAGTATTGGAACACATAAACGTCCAACAAGTTACTGACAAAGTAAGCCATACCCGATCCAAGACCGATACGGAATGCCACTGAGTCAGGTGCACCACTGGCCTTAACTACAGCCATACTAACTAAAATAGCCGGAATAAATGCTAGAGCAATCACTGCGCGACCAGTTTGCTTGCCGAGCAACCTTACAGTTAAGTCAGTAAGAACGACGACCAACGGGAATGTAAAAGCCGCCACCGACAGCGGATTGCCAAACACATCAATCTTAAATTGTACAATATAGTTACTGATGGCAATAATAACAATATGTGCCAACATTAACTTGTACGCTAACGCACGGTCTACGCCGTTTAGTATTTTGTCTAACATAGTTTCTCCTTTACTTAAACAAATTAGTTTCCACAATCTATGCGCCAAGGACAATGTAGTAGAATTCCGATTCCGCAATCATCATGTCCAAAGCAATACGGTTGCTCGCTGCCTCTTTTCAGTCTGATTATAGTGTGTATCTTTTCTCGTTCCTCGCTTGACCCTTGCCCAGTGTTGGATAAACGGGCTTCCTGGTCTAGTAGATCTTGTAAGGTAGTCATCTTTTAACACCGGACGCTAGAACAATTTTACAGATGTGTTCTAAACGTTCTATGTGTTCAAATGCACGCCAGGGACTGGTATCAATAGCAACCACTCCGTGACCTTTGATACCTACAATGTCATAAGCAATATTGCCATCATCGTCTAATTCTAAGTGATGATGGCACTGATCTGCTAGTTCTTGGCTAATAGGAGGCACATCTCCTACGTTGTAAGCAACTTTGGTATAACGACTTAATTCAGGGAACTGTTTTGCAATCGCTCCCAGCTCAATGCCGGCGTGCATAGCCGCTACACAATATGTAGGATGCAGGTGTACAACTACACGAACATCATCTGAATGCTGGCCCATAGCTCTTTGTAGACCGAAATGTAGTGGAAGTTCGCCGCTGGGTCTTAAATTAGCACTAATGTCGGTGTAGGTCTTTTCTACCCACGGTTTGCCATTTATTTCTTGCCCTGCTGGTAACAGACCAATCTTCTTGAACTGATCTGGTTGCAGAGTCTGCTTACGCACACCACTAGGTGTGATGTAAAAGTGATCACGGTCGTGGTGGCGTATACTTACATTACCATCGCGACTGGTAATCCAGTTACGACGGTATGCTTCTACCAATGTTTCACAAATAGTTTCTAACATTATGCGAACAAGTCCTCATTCCACTCACGATGGCCTTCTCGAAATGCCATATTGGCTTGTGTTTCGCGGACCTCAACACGATAGCACCAAAGTCTTTCTGCTTCTGCTGGGCCCCACATATCGGGAATGTAAACACCGTTAACATACTTGTACAGCATGTCGCTAAGTGCTTCACAGCCTAACTTAGGTAGAATAGTGAGCTTGGCCAGCTTACGGCGTTCCATTTCTTTGTAGAACTCCAGCTCAGGATCGTCTGCGGCCACCAGCGTGGTATGGTCGAACTGGTCTTCTAGGATCTTCTTTAGCTCTTTGAGACCGCCATAGTCAGCGGCCCAATTACGCACGTCAAGGTCATTAGTACCGAAGTAAAACTTCATACTAAAACTGTATCCGTGATTCATATTACAGTGGCTATCTGCTCTCCACTGTCTGTACGCACAAGGAAAAGCGTCGACGTATTCCTTGGTACTAGTGTATTTGTAAACTACAGGTTGCATTTTTGTCCTCCTATGTCATTGTAGCATAGGCAGCAGAGTTTGTATAGCGGGATGATGCCGGACAGGCCGCTGAACTAGTATTTATCGCGCCAGATCACGCTGCTGACGTTCCATAACCTCTTGGAGATTGGGATTGTCGATTATGTCATTGAACTTGAGAATAAACAAGCTGGCCAAACTGGCATCTTCGCCTTGGAAGTGTAATCGTACTGCGCCCGGAATACCGTTGTGGTGGTAGTGACATTTCTTGCCCTTACCAAATGCCACATAAGGTTGATTAACTTCTCGGCCACGGCTGTCCCAGAAACGATCGTAATAGATGGTACCTTCTTGTAGTCGATACCATTCAATAATATCTTCGTTGAGTTTATTAACATCTATCCAGATAGGATAGTTAACTGTGCAGCCTGGCGGCAAAGCAATCATATTAGTCGTCGCGATCCATTTGCGTAGCTTCGGTTACTAGTGTAACCAACTGCTCAAGATTGCTAACCATAATCTTTACAGTTTTGTAGTCGTTGTCGCTGTCGCGGCCACTGACTTCGACCATGTATCCATTGTCGTACATATAGACAGTAAATGATTCGTTTACTTTAGATAGTTTGTCACTGATAGTGCTTACAGTTTTGCGTTTTACAATTGCCATTTCGTTATACTCCATTTTAAGTTCGTCTAGTGCCGCTAGTAATTCCTCTTCGGATACTAGTTCATCTGTTTTCTTTTTACGTGCCATTATCGCGGTGCCCAATCTTGTTGTAGCTTGATGTTGTCAAAGAACTCTTTCTTTACTGCGGCGTCGTCTTTGAATGCCCCACGAAGTACAGTTGTTTGGGTGAGACTACTATGTGCCATAATACCGCGATTCTCGCAACACCCGTGGGTAGCTTGGATATAGACCGCCACATCCGAGGATCCGGTGGCGAACTCAATCTCTCGAGCAATATCCATACATAGTTCTTCTTGTAGTGTCCCGCGTCGGGCACACCACTGTGCAATCCTACTGTATTTTGAAAGACCGATGAGCTTTGGCCCAGCAATGATACCAATATACGCAACACCTGCCACAGGTTGGTGGTGATGGCTACACATGCTTTTAAGCTCTGAGCGCACAACCAACATTCCGTCGTACTTGCCTTCTGTATCATTCGGGAACGCAGTCGCATTAGGTGTAGGGTCGTAGCGACCAGCCATGATTTCATTGAAGTACATTTTTGCAAGGCGGCGTGCTGTGCCTTTAGAGTTCGGATCATTTTCTCTATCAATTAGTAATCGGTCCAGGACCAGTTCAAATGCTTCTGTGGCTTCATCGATTAGACGCTCTTTGTCGCCTTCTTTTAGATAATCGCTAATGTTGTCTCCGGCCCAGAAACGTTTGTTATCACGTTTCATCTTAAAGCGAAGATGGTCGCCTAGATATGCTTCTTCGTAGCCGCCATCTCCGGCCATGGCGTCAAGTGCTGTTTTGTTTTTATTTGTCAATTTATTCTCCGAGTTTAGGTCGAGGATGACCTTTTGATAATTGTAAGATATTTAGACTGTGGCGTCAACTGTTTCGGTATTTCTTGTATACCAATGGTAAGCAGAATCAATGATTTCTTCTATGCTATATGTGGGTTCCCACCCTAGAAATGATTTTGCCAAATTAGCATCGGCGACTAATTCATCTGGATCACCGGGCCGACGATGCTGTATCATCAGTTGTTCTAGCCCATACTTGCTGGTTACATATTTGATAATATCAAAGTTGCTAACTCCTTTGTTAGTGCCTAGGTTAAAGATTTGGCACAGTCCTCCGCTTTCTAACGTAGGGATTGACACCTGTGTATACTGTATGGCTGCTAGTACATGTGCGTGTGCAATGTCCCAAACGTGTACGTAGTCTCTGATACAACTACCATCAGGAGTATCGTAGTCGCTGCCATATAGTGTAAATGCTGTACCATTAATAGAAGCTTCTAAAATACGAGCCACAATGTGGGTTGCACCGGGTTCTTGTCCGAGATCATATGTACCAGGCATAGCACCAGCGGCATTAAAGTATCTAAAGATTACACTCCTTACGCCATAGGCATTAGCATAGTCATTTAGAATAGTTTCAGTCATTGCCTTGGTATTTCCATACGGGCTAACGGGATTTTTGGGTTCGCATTCCGCCAATGGCAACTGTTCAGGTGTTGGAGTACCATATACACTGGCACTGCTACTAAACATAATCAATGGCTTGTTAGGCATGTCCTTAACAACGTTTAGCATTTTAATAGTTTTGCTAATATTGTTATCGTAGTACTCTCCAGGGTCGGTCATACTGGGACCAACAAGACTTGTACCTGCACAATGTACTATGACATCGGGTTCTTCTAGTCGAATAAAACTCAATGCAGCTTCACTGGCAAAGTCAGCTTCTTGGAATCCGTCAACTCCCAGTAGTGTATGCTTTCGTAATACACGATCAATTACAATAACACGATTGGTTGGGTCGTCTTGCTTAAATGCTCGTACAACGTGACTACCAATGTAACCACATCCCCCGGTTACAATAACAGTTTTACTCATGCAGATTTCTTTTTACGAACTGTGGCCTTGGCTTTTACGGCTGGTTTCTTTTGTGACATTTCGTATGCTTCAATAGCTTCTCGTACATCACGTGCCAATGCTTCATCATCCCATTCAAGGCTTGTTCGCCCACTAGGCCATTCAATCACAGTTAAGTGACTGCCTTTAGTAACCTTTGGTTCTGAAGTTTCTGTAACAACCACTTCTTTCTTTTTACGTGCCATCACTCGTCCTTTTCAATATCAAATTCGCCCCATGCCCAACACTCGGTATCAGTTTGTACCCACCCTTCTTCTTCCCAAGCTGAGTACGCATCCTCATCCCAAAGTTCTTCGAGACGTTCTTGTTCTTCTTCGTCCATATCATCAGGGTAACGCACATCTCCGTACCACCCGTCATCAAGGCTCACAAGTTCTACTTCTTCAATGTTGTTTCCGTAAGCATTGTACATATCAACGCTGTCGAGGTCGTCACTGCCGCCAGGGCAAGCTTCTCTTTCGAACTCCGGCGGATTATCATCGGATGTTGTTACAGTCCACGTACCCCAACGAAAGCCACTTACACGAACAATCACTTGCCCGTCTTTCTCCCACATTTCGTGTTCTTCGACACTTTTCTTTTCTTGAGTTGAAACAGTCCATTGCGCCATAATTATAATCCCTTTAGATTTTTTAACATAACATATTGGTTGTATAAGTCGGCAAGATCACTTTCGCTGCCTATATACCATTCACTTGCTGCTTTAAGGCCCAAACCTTGTAATTGATTTTCTGTTAGCGTGGGGTATTTCTCCCTGGCTAACGTTAACCAAATTTCTTCTTTAGTATTTAGACTCACGAGTGTGATCTCTGTAAGCAACGTCCATCCGCAACCACTGCTCACCTTGACCTTCGATGATGTCACAGATACGATCTACAGTGCCGTTAGTCCAATTGCTGATTCGGCCCATATTATCGTGCGGCTTCTGCAACAATCCGTAGAGTTTATCCATAGCATCTTTTAACGACCAAGGGATATAGAGCCTATCAGGGTCATTTGCAAAAGTTTCAGGGAAACTGCGATAAGCAGGATATAAAACATTGGCTCCGAGGGTATCTGCTTCACTGACAGTGTTTGAGACCCAATCTTGTAAAGCACAGTTAAACAACACACGAGTATCGTTAAGGAGAGCATAGTAGTCGTTCTTGTCTAGATCTTCGTACACAGTAAGCAATTTTCGTGCTTGTAAATCTCTTGTACGTGCCATGTAGCTTTCGCTGTTGCTTTTTAGTTTAGCACCAGAGAACACACAGAACTCAACACGAATATGGGGATAGTGTTTATTCCAGGCTTCGATTAGATCCATGTAGAAGTCTGGCTGTTTTTCCTGGTCCCAACGTGCAGCAAAGCCTACACGCATTTTGCGATCAGCAAACGGGATTAGGTCACCAGCAATACGTTCACGCACTTCCTCTTTGCCAAATGCAAGTCCGGAAATGTTGTAGATTGGACAATCCCACCCTGCAACCTTCATGTGCATGACCATTTCTTCGTTACTGGCTAGGACCGCCCCGCCACTGTCGCGTACAAGTTCGCAAACCATCTTTTCATAAAGTCCCATCCACTTGCCCATGCCCCATACGTGAACAAAGTCATCAGGATCAATAGACTGTGCAAGACAGCGAACAAAAATACGAGGACGCATAGCAGCGGGAACTTGATTAAGTATGTAAGGCAAGCTCTCAATACCTGGCTGAAACATATCTTCAAAGTAAACAACATCTTCACTGGTGACTTCCCCGGCTTTCATCATTTTAACAAGATTCATCAGCTGACTCATACCAAAGTAGCTGCGACCATGTGCATCTAACACCTGTCCAGTCACAATAGCTTTGTCATTGCTGAGCGTGTCGCCGGGCACGATTGTGTAATCAATACCACGACGCTTGAACACACGCTCATTCCACTCTGTAAGTTGTAGAGTATAACGTGCTTTGTAGGGCTCCAGGCCCATATAGTAGAGTTTTCTCATTTCTTTAGTAATCCGGGACTGTTGATTTTTTGTGCAATGTTTACCCCACCAGCAATCGCTCCGCTGATTTGATTCATTGCAACCTTGCTGGCTTCGAGTCGATATTTTTCTTTGTCCGGATCCCAATTTCGTTGAGCAAATCGACTGTTGCGTTCTTGTTCGTAAGCAGCCTCACGACGCAGATTTTCTTCTAGATCGTATAAGCGTCGAGATAGGTTGTTAATATCTTCTTTCATCCTACGCAGAGGGCCGGACTCTCGGTCATGCATTATATCGCCGCGAGATTCGGATTTGGTTAGAATAACCATCATCATTAAGCTACGCAGAGCATTAACAACACGTTCATCCTTGCTGGTTAATGCTTCGTCAAACATTTCGATAAAGCGTTCTAGATCAAAGTCTGCTCGGTCTGGTTCACGTGCGGCACCCATCATTAACGACTCCTAAAGCTGTGTTGTGTACGGGGACGAGGAATAAACGGACCACGATCGGTCTTGGGATACGGCGACCAGTTGTCTTTAGGATGCTTACCTGCTTTAACACGTTGCATCTCGCCCCAGGGGGTCTTTTCGTTGTATAAGTGGCTTTCGTCGTAGACGTAGCCTTGTTTTTTACAGAACGCCAAATATTCTTCTAGGTCTGCGAAGATACGACTAACTTCGGGTTTCATAGTAAGATATTTTTGCAGGTGTTCGTTTGCCATTTATGTTTTTCCTTAAACATTAATAAGTTGTGGGCGGTGAGTATTATACTTAATCAAGCAGCCGTTTTCACCATCTTCGGCTACTTCAATCCACACTGCACGACCAGGATAGCGGCCAGCAATTTGTAGATACAGGTCATCTGCGATCATTTCGCAGGATTTGAAATTGAGTTCAAGGGTTCCGCCGGCGTAGAGGTTTTCGAGCCAGCGTTTGAATTGGATGAATTCAATGTCTCTATCATTGTGAAAAACATCAATCCACACCCGGAAATGGAAAATATGACGATGAGGTACACCAAGGAAAGATACATCATACTCATCACCCGTAGCCAGTGCAGGATCAGACGCTGCCGCTGGATACTTGTGAATACCTTCCTTACGGAATGTGACCCAGATTTTACGTTCTGCGGCATCTCGAATTCTTTCTATTGTGTTACGTTGCTCTTGATTCATAATTACCTTCTAACTTCGTCCTTACCATATTTGGCCCATTCTGTGAAACGATCTCGTTTCATTAGATCAGGCACACTGTGACACCAAACACCAGGATTAGTCGCTCTGAAATCCTTGTCGTCTAGCTTGATTGTAGCATTATATCCTAGCTGTTGTATATAGGGCATTTTCACCGAAATCATTGGAATAAAATTATGCTTTTCGCATAGTCCACTTTCTAACAGTCCTTCAACACAACTAACATCAACATCTAGGGTACAAAGGTAATCACGGTCAAGGAAGTAGTAAATCATATTCTCCCATTTAGACCATTCTCCGCCATTGTTAGAATCAATCTTGGGAAAGCTCATATTTGCGCCAAAGTAAATATGTTCGATCCCTTGTGTGTTGCCTTCTAGTTGTCCTTTAATATGCATTATAGGCTGCACACCTATTACAAACAAAGTTTTCTTACCGTATGCCGGTGTGTGTTCAACTTCGGTTCCTGTAAAGAAATCAATACCGTTGTGTTCAGGCCTGTCCATTTTCGAGTCTCTCCAATAAAGTCTCATCAAGGG